TACAACCTTCAACGTGTTTGGAGACCAGTTGATCTGTGGCAGAACTGGTCAACAAGTCACTCTGTACAAGGACGACTCTATTCGGGTAGTAAGCCGAATGAAGGACATGTGGGACAGTGAGATGGAACACTGGCAAACTTCCTGTGGATGGCTATTAAAAATTACCCAAGATATTTTACCATATTTTGATAAGCACGAAAACCAACTATGATGACACTAAAAGAGCAGGAAGATAAGGTATACGAAGAGTTTTTGAAAGTCAAAACAGACTTTGAAACGCTTCTTGATCGCAAGATCACACGAAAGAATTTTAAAAAAGCCATCATTGACGCGACACGGATTGCTGCCAGCGAAATGACCAAGCTTGAGGCTGACGATAAAGTCCGCGATAGCATCTCGGAATTTTTTAAGGTCTGCCATAGTTATCTTGGCGAAGTTGTCTGGGCCGAGATCAAAGAAAAGAACCTAAAGATTTTTATCCATTACGAGAATACGCCGATGTTAGCTTGGAACATTCCTATTGATATGTTCTTTTCACAGCAGGAGCAGTACGAAGTTGGCGTGAAAATGATTACCAGCAGTTTACAAGAATGTTTCATCTCGTTCTTCTTGTCTCCAGAACTGCGTCAATCCGTAATCAAAGGCGACGAGACGGCTATCCGAATTCTTTATAATTCTTTTAACCGCCCATCAATGGACTCTAGCGTAGTTAACCTCAAGATGCTGAAGGAATGCTTCCCCGACTTTTACAAGTACATTACCACTGAACTTGACATCATGACTGTTGAGCAGATGGAAGCTTTTGTTAAGAACAAGACTGGCAAAAAGGTCCGTGGCTCAAAGAAGGCTTAACTTGTACGAGAGACCGACAATTTCCACTGAGCCGCTATGGTTCGGTTTGGGTGATACGATGCATTTTTTGCCAGTAGTAAAAAAACTGAGCAAAACATTTAACTCTAAAATTGATATCATCACCCAGCATCCTCAAGTCTTCCGAAATAATCCTTATGTTGGCGCAGTCTTTGATCTCTCAAGTTACAATTTTAAGATACAAGACGGTAACCCTTACTTCTTTGCTCCATTAAGAAACAAGAACCCTTTCTGGTTTAATATTGATATTAAACAGTATATCGCCCACAGCCTTGGGTTTGAACTGCTTGACGAAGAAAGGGTTCTAGAATTTTACCCAGAACCATTTGCGAACACTAATTTGCCAAATAAGTATGTATTGATAACACCAGCGAAGCGGGGAGTTGATAGAGACTTTGGCAAAGATGGCTGGCAGAAATTAGTGAACGAGTTGAACGCAAATAATATTCCTGTTGTTCTTGAAGGGGCGGGCGACTACCATCAACTCGATGTAAAGCTAGGATTAAATCTTTGCGGCCAAATAAGTTCATTGAGCCAAACTTGGCATTTGATGAACAAGGCTCATTGTTACGTTACGTTCGATACTGGAATGTATATCTTGGCGGGCTCGACAACCACTCAAATATTTTTAATAGATTCTTATTTTGAGAATCGCTGGCACAAGCCTTTCAGAAACGGAAGCGTCGATTATAAATTAAAAGTAGTTGACGGCGACTGCGCTGAAAAGTGTTTGGGCAATTTAAAATACTACGTTCGCGAGTCTGGTCTTCAGCAGTTCAGAGTACAACAGTGCCAGCTAAAGTACGATTCTTTTAAATGTATTCCTAGTGTCGGAAAAACAGTTGGAGAGGTTGTAAATTATTACAATGCCCTACCTTAACTCAAACATTCCGACTTTCTTCGCTTACCTCAAGAGCGACTTTCTGTATAATAATACTAATAAAAATACAGAGTATATCCCCTGCGAAGTATTCGGCATCACCTCCTTAACCAGAAGGTGCCTAATGTTCCAGATTATGACGGAGTTTGGGTCAAGACACGATAGAGTGCCGATTCATTATCTGGTCAAAGACCCAGAACATTCCAAGTTTGAGCTTGATTGGTTGCAGCTTTGGGACTGTTTCTCCAACTCTCTTTCGGTTACAAGATACGAGTACCACAAGAACGCTTCCGTGGAAGTGCAGTTGAAGAATCGTGAATGGGTTGAGGGCAAATATCTATTCACGATAGACTGGCATGATAACCCTGACGCTGCCTACGGCTATTCTGAAATGGCTGGGGGCCACAAGTGCGGCCACCTCATCTGGGGGCTACAGAATAAGAAAGGTGATGCGGTTAATCAGCTATTCCTACAGCCAAACAACCGAGTGATCTGGAAAGATGGCGGTGCTTTTATTTCCAAAAAGCTTGACAAGAGGCCCGACTGGAAGGTATTTGATGGGGAGTTCACCTGTGAGGGTAAAGGCAAGTGGGTCGCAGAAGACAACTACGACTACTTTTATCAATTTAAAAATAACGAATGATTGAGGTCGAAATAAATCAAGATATGATCAGCGAGGCTTTGGAAAGAGCCGCGCAAGTTCCAATTTTGAATAATTCGGACACAAATAATCACGGAACTAAGATAGCCGCATTGTCTGACCTTATGGTTCAGAAGACTTGGGGCGGTAGAATCGTATCGGATATGAGCTTCGATTTCGACTGGATCTCGCCCAAGCTATTTTTATTTGAAATTAAATCCAAAGAGCGCAACGTTGTGCCGCAGCCTTGGTACAACTGTACGGTGAAAGAATACAACACTAAGCAGAAATGCGACTACTACCTATTCACCAGTATCTTTGGAGACTACAGCAGGGGCTGGATTCTCGGCTACATTAAGAAGAAAGATTTTTTTGAGCAGGCCACATTCTTCAAGGGCGGCGACTTCGATCCCGATCCCAGAGGAGACAAATACGTTTTCCCGTCAAGCTGCTACAATTTAAAAATCGAACAGTTAACTTCTAATTAATAAAAAAAATGGGCCACTACATTCCAACTAGATACAAGTATATTCACAATAAATTTTTCAATAGGCAGTTTAAAAATATTGATCAATCAAAAATCTTTTTTTCTCCAGAAGATGAAGATTTGAGGTCGCATTTAGCCGATTTGATAAATGATGACGGATTCTTGCACCTAAGATGCCAACAGGATTTTTTGTTTGCTGTTCATTTGGAAATTGCGGACAGAATGGGATGGAATCCCGAAAGAAGCAGAAGATTTTGCGTAACCCACATCAATGGCAACAGAATGGACAACCGTAGAGAAAATTTAAAATTAGTCACTCGGTCAGAACTTAAAGCGATAGCTAAGGAAAGAAAAAATAATCAAAAAAATCTATTGACAGAAGCACATTCTTGCGTAACTTAACCAGTATGCAACTCTCACTTTGCTGCATCTCCAACGTTCTTGCCGAGCGCGGAATCAAGTTCCAGACTATGACCCTGACTCGTTTCCTTGCGCTCCCTCGCGCCGAGGCTATTCGCACTCTCAGCGAGCGCATCCTCAACAACTTCATCGTTACCAATGCAACTATTCAATACTGCGCCAATTGCGGTATTGCTGGCTATCGCTTGTCGTCCTCTCTTGCCCCTGTCATCGACCATCCTGACGTTAACTTACGTCTGCAAGATTTGCCTAATTGGTCTGACCTTCGCGCTGCTCTCGACGCCATCTCTCGCACCATCAAGCTTACCGGCGTTCGCGTCTCTGCTCACCCTTCAGAGTACATCACCTTGACCAGCAATGACGCCTCCGCAGTCAACAACAGCATCACCGATCTTGCTTCACACGCTGATCTGTTCGACTTGCTCGACTTGCCTAACGACTACCGCTCTCCCCTCAACATTCACTGCCGTCAAGACGGCGATCCTGCCGAGGTTTCGCAGCGTTTCCTTTCCAACTTCAATCGCCTGCCCAGCAACGTTCGTTCTCGCCTTGTGCTAGAGGTCAACGACAACGTTAACGGCACTTGGTCCGTCTCTAACCTTCACAAATATTTCTTTCTGACCGCAGGAATTCCAATCACTTACGATTCCTTGCACCGTCAGTTCTGCAATCACGGCAACGATGACCGCGCTGACTTCGACCTTGCCTACTCTACTTGGCCCACAGTTCCTCTTTTTCATTACTCAGAAGGTATTGACAATACTCGTAAGCACGCTCTCATGCCTTCTAGCGTCCCTAACTCTTACGGTCGCCCTGTATTTTTCGACGTAGAACTCAAGAATAAAGACTATGCCATCTATCAAATCCTCCGCAACATCCAAGCTCCAAAGCCAATTAATAACGATTAAAAATCAGGTCGAGGAGACTTTATCGCAAAAGAATTTGCGCTTTGAGAGCGCACCTTTAGAAATCGAAAACGAAACAGAAGACGAAAAGATTATCGGCTATACGATAAAGACATCTCAAATCTCTGCGTCGATCATTCCAAATTTTAGAAACAGAAAAATAGAATTTCTTGTTCTGAACGAGAAGATGATCGAGCACCTTTTGCAAGAAGGCTTCTCTGACGAAGAGATTATGGCTAATGGTAGAGTTTGGTTTCACTTGAAGAAGAAGAGCGACTTTTTAAAATTGGTCTCAAATTAATTCATAAAAAATGAAGTTCAATCCAATCTTTAGCTCAAAGGATGTCAAAGAGGTCTACGAGATGTACAATCTACTCAGCGAGGGATTTTTAAAGAATTTTAAATACCAAGCTGAGTTCAGAATTACTACCTCTTCTTTTAAGAGCGACTTTGTTCTGAGTGCCGAATACTCCTCGGAAATCGAGCGTAAGTGGCTGGAAGATAAGGTTCTGGAGATTTCTTCAGAAAAAGTTAAGAAAACCTCTTGACGAACGCTGTGCCTTGTGGCACATTAGGCGTGTAATCAAATTGCTCCAATGATTGTCAAATCCATCCAAAAGAACGTCGTCGAGTCTCACGACTTCCGTAGCGAAATCGCTACCATTGATCAGCAGGAGATGAGATACGT